GATTCTATTTCATACATTCGATTTTATAATGGAAAGTACAAATAATCTCGTTCTTCCGGTCGTACACAATATCCAAATGCTCGCTCAAAATCTTCTTTAACAATATGAACTTCAAATGATTCAAAGTCCATATCAAATGGAGTAAACATAATTTTATTATCCGGAAATTCATTGTTAGGAACAACGACTCTAACGTTTTTAACATCGCTAACATTGAATAACGAATATTCCTTAAGAACAAAGTCTTTGGATCGTTTATCAGAAGAAACTTTAAAATAACAAACTTCATGACCAAACATTTCGCTAACGGTTAATGCTAATTCTCGATTAAGAGATATAGCAGGACCCATTAAATCATATACTCTAAATAAACTACCTTCACAGTCTATTCTAATTCCTTTGTAATAATCTTGAGTTGGACATGATTTAGGAGTTGGTGTAGTATAATCAGACTCAGTAACTACGGTTTCAATATCCATAGTAATATTTGTAACCGCCAATCCTGTCGGAACCGGTGGTTCTGGTTGAGACACTCTAATATATTTTAGTTGGACATAAACATTAGATCCCGAATCAAAGCTCATTGGAGGTAAAGTCTTACTTCCGTCTGGATTTCTTTCAAGTAATAGCCAAGGAGACCACGTCATGTTATCAGTGGACCAACGTAAATTTGTAATAAAATAATCGTTATCTGTAGATGCTGGTGATGTAGTCTCAGCATAACTTGTGAATGACGAAACTGAGGCAAAGGCACCGTTAAAGGTAACCATAAGCGAATCGCCGTCTTTGTAAGTGATATTATTTGTAGAAAGATCTACGCTAATCTTGGCCATCTATTTGTATTTGTTTTAATATATATTCGCAACAAATACGACCGAAATATTATAGATATCCGGCCAGCTTAATGACAGTTAATTGAATATGATCGAGTTCTTCTTTTGGAATTTCTCTTTCTTCTTTAATGAAGTCTAATGTAAAAATACCAACGACTCTTTTGTTCAAATCTAATATTGCCCATGTATAAATAGATTCAATTCCATTTTCTACCAATTGATATTTAAGTAATGTTTCTGGAAATTCTTTTGTTACACTTTTGTAGTGAGCGGTTCGTTGTTCTAATAACTTAGAAAATAACTTAATTCCTCCACTAACTGGCATTGATTGATTGTGATTTTGTATTCTAGCAATACCTTTTTCGACTTGTTCATAAGTCATAGAATATTTCTTCATGGATTTGCCAGTAAAATACTCACCACCATTATGAAATTGGTATATTGCTGCTCTACAAGCACCGACTGATTCTCGGATTTCTTTTAATTTTTCTAGAAGAATAGAATCTTCCTCGATCGCTTCCGTGATTATACAAGCCTTAGCTTTTTTTTCTTTTTCAAGTTTATTGCGATACCATATAGTCAGTAATGTAGTTGCCGAACCTAAAACGGTTGTAACTACAGGAATCCACATCTCGACCATTCAATTTAAAGTAATTTTTTGTTGATAGGTTATATATCAATCCAACACTATTAAATGTATCATAGAGTTGTCTACTTCCATCTTCATGTCAATTATTTCCATCAATGAATTGATGGTTTCTCCATGATCTTGGATGAATTCCTCTGAGCTTTCTAGATGTGTAATGTGCGTAATTAAATCTCTAGCTGTTATTTCGATGTATGGTGTAGGAAAGAATTTATCGTATTTCCATAGCCCACATTCTGTTAAAAGATATTGAACATCAACTAATTTTTTTGAATCTAATAATTCAGGAAGATCTATTTTTGCATGTAAAATTTTGTAGTCAAACGTAATTCCTTCTTCATTTTTTCGTGTATAATTCTTTTGATCGGACACGTTAAATTTGATAAATCGAAGATTAGTAAATGAACTAACTACGTTATGTAAGAAAAAAGCTGAATTTACTCGTTTTGATAATTGTTCTTGAGTTAATCCAGAAAGTTGCTCTAAATCTGTTTGAAATTTTTCATTTAATATATCTCGCATATCAGCTGCTGGAATATAAAAATTAGCATGTGAATTGCCAACTTGATTTATTCTAGCATTTCTGCGAACTTCACTTAATATCCTATTATCTACAAGATTATTCTTGTACATAACAACTTCTATGACTAGTGGATATTTAAGATTTGTCTCCATCATACATCTCGTATTGTCTTTTCATTTGAGTAAAGTAATCCTGCATTTTTTCAGGATACAATTTGGTAAGGATATCAAAATCTTTTCTTGAGATTTCGTTGATTTTCAAGTACAAAGAAACAAGTTCTTCAGAATACTTAAATTCTTTTTGCTCTTGTGCTTTTGTTTTCTTTGTTTTAGTATATATCCAACCTGGTACCTTTTTGAAACGAGATGTAACGAATTGCCAAGTGTCAATAACACCAATACCATTGATGCCATTACGGTTTAATAATTGTGCTTGTTCAGGAAAGTTAATTGCCATAAAGCGATTAATCATAAATTGATTTTTGGCTTTATCGTTGTTCTTAACTTCTTTGTATTTCTTAGGGTCTGTAAACATAACCCTTACTAAGTCGAATAATTGCATAGTTTATTTATTATATGAAATTATTTCTTAGAAGATTCTCTTAATTTAACCGTTTCTAGTCGATGCATTTTTTCAGTCAATTGATTTTGCTTTTCTATCGCCGAAGCTAAACGGTTTTGTGACTCAATTAATTTTGGTAGATCGTTTTCAAAGTATTTTCTACCGGCTTTTGTATTATAGAAATCTTTCATATATTCAAATTATAGTCCAAGACCTCCGAAGAATGAAGCATCTTGAGTTGTACTAGTATTTTTTTCGTTTTGAATCAGAGGCTTAGAAATATTTTCCTTGTTTACTTGATTCATGTTATGTATTGATTGATATCCTGAATTTTCGATATCGTTAAGCATCGCATCCATAATTGCATTTGGAATGGCTTTTTGATGCAGATACATTAGATTACGATTCATCTCGTAGCGTTCAACTAATTGAGAAATATTTTTATCTAAAATACGCAAATTGTTTTTTGCGATTTTACAAATTTCGGTAATTGAATCGCTAGAGAAAAATGTAGTTTGATCTATTCGACCATTGTTATCTTCGTAATCTTCGAGTATTTTAGAAGCTTTTGAATCTGTAATATTGTATACTCGACGTTTTCCATCTTTACCTTTTTTAATGGTTTGGTGTAATGGTGATACGTTATCGCCAGCATCGCCCATTAGAATTTTGCGAAATACAAATTCATTTACGTTAGTTTCTTTAATTTTCATACCTCTAGTAACATTTTGAAGTGCAACTTTAGTGTTGCTTGTAAGATCTAGAGGTTGATTGAAAATATCGATAGAATCCATACTAGTTTCAGATAGCCATTCGGTAAATCCTTCGAAAGCATAAATAGATTTTGAGAATTTATTATAGAATAGTGTATTTGTTCCAGTTGAATCGTTATTGCAAACCAATTGAATAAGATCGTTATCGCCAGAAAAGATTAGCGCATTTCGGTTATTCATATTAAGATATGAAGACCATGCAAAAATAAGATCGTCGGCTTCGGCACCACTAACACGAGAAACGGTGCATCCTAAAGATTTTAGAGATTCGGCGAATTTGTCGTGTAAATCATAGATCGCTTTCCAATTAATTGTATTGTCTTTTTTGCGATGTCCTTTGTATTCTTGCGATTCGGCAGATTTTAAAGAATTAGATTCTGGATAAAAATCTTTTCGCCATGAAGATGAATCGATACAATAAACAATACCATCGAGTATTGGTGAAAAACGCTTGACTTCATAAGCGAAATCAGTTGCGAGTTTCCATGCTAATAGATCCGCATCCTTTTGTGGATCGTCGATAAAATTTAGAGGCCCATCCTTACGGGATTTAATTTTGCCTGAAATAAAAAATGTTTTGTGTAGAAAATAATTACCATCTACAATTAATGTATACCTTCTCATACCTTATAGGTTTATTTTGTTTTATATTATATGAAGGTTTTGTGATTTAGATTCAACCCTAGTGCACAATCTTTTGTAGCTTGTAAACTAAACTAAGCATTGTAACCACAGGATCAATTACAAATCTAGATTCATACGAATGTTTGTTAACTTCAAAGCAAATTTCTCCTAGATGTCTGATTGATTCTGGTTTTTCGGTTTGAATATATTCAACGAAATCAGTACCTAATGCCTTAATAACATCATCTACTCGATGAGAATAATTAGATACTAAAAATTTGTAATTGTTTACGGTTGAATTAATATCTTCAAAAATAAGATCGAATAGATCTTTATAGACACCATGAAATGTGGTAACGTCTTTGATTGTGATTTTACTCACACCTTCGGCAAAGTATCCCTGAAGGACATTAATTGTATTTCTAAGATCAGGAAATTTGCGTTGTACTAATTCGAGTAAAGCATCTTTGTCGATTTCCATTCCTTCGATTTTACATATTTCGTAAATTCTTCGAAGATATTTTCGCATGATTTCAGTTTCTTCTTCGTCGCTAAAGTCGAAATTAATGCATTCAAATCGAGATTGAATATTGTCTGGAATCTTATTGAAATAATTACATGTTGCGATGAACCTTGCACTCATATGAAATTGTTCGATTGTACCGCGAAGAGCTTTCATATATTGATCAGATACTCCATCGAACTCGTCGAGTATTACGACTTTTAATTTTCGTTCACCATCGAGCAAGGATAAAGTTGAGCAAAATTCAGATATTTTATTACGAACAGTATCTACACCAGTTTCGCTCGAGCAATTAATATACAATGATGGATGATCTTTTGCTAAGATCTTGGCCGATGAAGTTTTTCCACTTCCAGGACCACCATAAAACAAAAGGTTTTGATATACACCTTTATCTAGTTTTTTAGCAATTCTTTCTGGTACAATTAGATCTGATAATTCTTGTGGCCGATATTTCTCAGTCCACAAAAGTGCTTTGGTATGCGACATAAAATGTTTATTAGTTATATGCTTTCGAGTTTGCCTAGTTTCAATAATTGCATTTTGAACATTTCTCCATCACGAACATATCCTGAGATTCGAAGAACTCGACATTTATGTCCTTTAAATTCGATCTTTTCGTTCAGTGTAGGAGATTCGCCGATTGCGATAACAATAAAGTAACCATCATCCTCGGTACAAGAAATAATTTTTTCTAGATTCATATTATTTGTTTTTGATTCGTTCGAAAGACATTACGGTATTGATAACACCTAAGAAGAATGCAGCGAAGCAAAATGCCATTTCGTTAAGTTCGCCTGCAAAATTGATGTAATTAAGAATAGAACCGGTAGCGGTCATGTAGGCGACAACGAAAGAAGCGATTGCGAATAAGAAATACTTGATGTTCAATTTGAATGAAATTTGCATAATTGTTTTGTTTAATTTGTTATTACTAATATAATAAAAAAACTTGGAAAAAAAAAATTTTTGGTCAATTATTTTTCAAAAAAGTTAAATTTTTTTCGATTAGCTCCAATCTTTCTCATAAGTATACCAATGGTCACAACTTCCTGAATAATCGAGTGCTTTAAAGATCCACTCGTTAGTGGTATCGATATCTAAATTATTCGCATATGCTAAGCAACGCATTTCGATAAGCGGTTGTTTATCTTCGTTTTGGCTGTATCGATCGATTCCTAATGATTGGGATACTGCGCTTTGCATTTCTCCCATGATAACGAGTGCAACTCGTTCATTGTCTTGATAACGACGCCCAGCCATCCACCCGAGGCCTTGATCCATTGTTTTGAAATATTCGGACCATTCCTTAGATTCCTTTGCTTTGGCGATAGAATCGGTTAGCTTTTCTTTAAAGCCTTTCGGAAAGTAATTTGAATTGTGGCCGGTAAAGCCTGATACTGAAATTTTTACTTCGTAACTCATGTTTTGATGATTTATTATTATATGATGAAATTATGCAATTGATTCAAGGAAAGTAGAGTATACCTTATCGATATCGACCTCTTGTTGAATATCATCACCGAAGCGATTGATAAGATATTTAACGAAGCGAATTCTATGATTTGCTTGTTCGATGTTGAATGATGTTTCGATTAATGAATCGGAAAGATGAGATTGAATAACGATTGATAAACGTACCATAATTTGTAACTGTTTTAATTTGTTATTACTAATATAATAAAAAAACCCGAGATAAAAAAATCTCGGGTCAATTATTTTTCAAAAAGTTATTAACAATTTAGAACTTTGGAGTATCCGGTACATATTTAGATGCCATTTCCATAAATGGTTTAATAACTATTGATACCAAAGCTCCGCCTATGGTTGCAAATGTTTCTTCATCAATAGCAATGATAGGTGCTTTATCAGTAGGATCGCCAACCGCTGGCCAAACATATTCTCCAGCACCATAGTTGTAAGTTACCCAATCTTCATTATTAGTATCTACTTTATCTTGTCTAGCGATATGACGAGTTAAAAGTACTCGATTCAAATGAACTCCGGCTTCATGCGAGATTTGCTCAACAAGCGCAGTTAATGCGCCAACCTTTTCAGCAGCTCCTCCCATTCTAGTCCCATTATTCCAGAAGTATATGTCCTTACCGCCATTCATAATATTAACCATACCATAAATAATTGCGTCGTCTTTACTTTCTTTACCGGATTCGACATCTCTTTTAACTTCTTCTTCAGGAATACCCATAAATTTTTCTACATCTTTACCTAAACTATAAACTCCTGTAGAATATTTAGAAAAGGCCATTGTAAAAGAGTCCTTAATAGTCGTTCCTGTTATCGTTGAATCCGGGTGTTCGACTTTAATAGAAAAGTCAAATTTTTTTGCTTCTGTATTTTCATCTGAAGGAGCATCGGTAACTGTCCATTTTGCAATATAAGTTCCTGGATACGACAATTCGAAAGAATTGCTGCCTATATCTTCAGTAGCCTCAAAAACAAATTCATTAAATGATGGAATATTTTTCATTTTTTATTTTATTTTTCGAATTCTATACCTCCATACACTTCACCAATAGTACTTTCAGGATCATATTCACCCGTAAACTCAGTGGCTTTAAACGCTTTTGATGGACTAACAATTATGCCTAACCTATCCATAAACGAACGATTCGCTAAAGCCGGTGTACTTTTATCTTTTCTATCAACTACTGATATATGAACATGCGGTACTAATTTTCCTGCAAATACTATATCCTTTTCAATAATAGGTCGCTTTTCAACCTTATCGCCAACTACCGCATTTGCGTATCCAACTATTTTATCTTTAAATTTCTTTCCGTTAATTTCCCATTCAAGATACTTGCCTTTTTCTTCAGCCTTATCACCATGTATAGTCATAGATTTAGATCCATTGCCTGTGTCCATTTTTACAACCATTTCTCCAATTCCGGGAATTGTTAAACATTCGCGGAATCCACAGTGTATCGTCGGATATGTCCAATTTGCTTTATCTAAAATATAATCTAGAACAACACCCATTACTGGAATACCAGTAGCCTCGGTTATACCTTTAGTTCCTGGTGAAGCATTGACTTCCAATATGTATGGCTTTTTAGTTTCTTTGTCGATGATTAAATCAACAGCACACCAGGTACAATCAACCGCTTTTGCTGCACCTTTAGCTATTTCTTCCATTTCTTGAGTTAACTTAATCTTTTTAACTCCTCCACCAATTGAGTAATTAGTTCTAAAATCCTTTTTTGCAGCAGTTCTCTTCATTGCCGCAACCACTTCAGATTGTTCCTCTCTAGGACTGAAGAATTTTTTAGAAAGAACGTGAATCCGAACATCGCCATCAGCAGGAACTTTTTCTTGTAAAAGAATTTCGTTCTTGCCACTAGCTTTCCAAAGTGTTTGTAATACCGATTTTAAAGATTCGTAAGAATCTACTTGAGAAACTCCAATTCCTTGAGATCCGGAAAGCATCTTTACAATAATAGGAAACTTACCGCCGATTTCTTTCAATGCATTATCAATTCCATCAGGATCAGAAACAATTGCGTTTTTAGGAGTAGGTAATCCATTTGCTTCAAGAATACGGTTAGTTGTATTCTTGTTTTCACAATTCATTATTGACTCGATTTCATTAACACAAAAGAAATTGTAAGATTCTAAATCTTCTACTAATTGTCTTGTATATGTTGATGAAACTACACCGCGTCTATTAATGATAACTGTATTCAATCTATTGATAGAAAATGGTTTTGTTTCTGCATCACCAATTTTAATATCGTTTCTCTTATTAACATATTCTTTAATATATGCAGTTGATGCATCTAAAGCAAAGCATGGAACACTACGCTTAGCACATTCCTTTTTGATAGTCTCTACCGTCGTTGATTTACTATCTAAGTTAGACAAAACCACGACTTGAACTGAATCAAGAGAGAGGGCTTCGGTAATCATCTGAAAGTTTTCGAAGTGTCTCATTTATTTGTTATGTATTTTAAGAAGTTCTTTCTATCTTTATTTATCAAACGTTTGCAATGTTCTGTGAATGCTACCGAGTTATTTAATATCAATTCACTTACGATCTTACCGTTGTTAGTATATGTATCATAGCAATCTTTGCAAGTAAAATTCTTTACTGAGAAATCATCCATTTTTGAATTGATTTCTTTTTGACAAAATGAGCAATTCCAAGGAATTATTCGTATTTCATCCTGTAATCGCTTTCTTGGTTTTACTTCTAAATCCGTAGGATCTATGAAGTATTTGCTTTTGTTTTTAATTCTCGATTCTCTATCAACTATACCAAATAGTATATTAACAAACTTATCATCTTCACAGGATTCCTTAATGAATTCGTATTTCTTTAAGGTTTGTTGATAAAGAGGTTTAAGACCTTTTAGAACGATTCCATGCTTAGTTGGATTCTTTCCTGGCTTAGATCGTTTGATTTGAATCATTATATGCTTTATAGAATTTAGACCTAAAAGATTCGTTAGTAGTATCCGCCTTCTTTTCTGGCTTATCTTCTTTCACTTTAAAGTTTTTGTCCGTTAAATTGATTTCAGGATACATTGGATCTTTTGGATCGTCTAATTTAATTTTGTAAACTTGTGGGTCTCCAGTTCTCATCGGTAAATCTCCTTCCGGTTCACGCTCGTTTTCTTTGAATACTTTAATTATTTCGCCTGTTGCACCATCTAATTGACCCATATCCTTATTTCTCATGTCAACTAGTACAACCTTTTTACCTTGAAGTGTATTACCTTTATCTTCTTTTGCCTTACCAGAATCATCACTCTTTGTTTTGGCAGGTTCTTCTTCTAATAATTCTTTTCTCGTTTCAACAATGATATTATATTCGTTTAGCAATGTATCTATATCACGTTCGAGTATAGCTAAACTAAATTTGTAATATGCAGATTCACCGAGCTTATCTTTCATTTTACGAAGTTCAACTTTCTTGTCGTTGAATGCCTTTATATTAGCTTCAACCGATTCTTTCTTTTCAGCAGGAACCTTCCCTGATTTGATTGCTTCTTTTGCGCCTTCGATCTTTTGGTTTATTCTTTCGATTTCTGAATCAATGGCTTCTTTTCTTTTAGCAACATCCTTCTTTTTATCCTCAGCCTCTTTTGCATCTATTTCGGCTTGTTTATCTTTAACTCCTTGTTCTGCTTTATCAATATCGCTATCCGATGCGTCAACTTTGTCTGTTGCTGCTTTTTCAGTTTCTTCGCCCTGTTTCATTCTTTCTTCAGCATCTCTTTCTTGTGCATCTAATGCTTTTTCTTGTTTTGCTTTATCTTTATCACTAAGCATATCATTTGTGGTTATTGCATCTCGCTTAGCCTGTAGTACTTCTTGATCGTGTTCTGCTTTTATTTTCTGAACGTATCCTTTAGCGAAACCAAATATCTTTCCTCCAAGGCCACTTGCCTTTTCACCGCCACCACTGGTTCCACTTATTCTATCAGCATCCTTTGTAGCTTGTTCAACTTCAGCGCTTAATTGTTCTTTCTCCTTGGTGGCCTGTTCTTCGGCTTGTGCCTTTTCTTTTTCGCCACCTCTAGGTTTTCCTTTTTCTTTTATGTCTTTAAGCTCATCGTCAAAGCTAGAAACCTCATCCTTTAAGGCTTGTTTTTCTGCCTTTAATGCTTTAACGTCGTTATTTTTACTAAGCTCGTCTTTAATATCGCTTCGTTGTTGTAAAAGTTTTTCGAGATTACCTTTGATTTTATCTACCTCCTTTTGAGCAGCTTCCTTCTCCGGATTTTCTCCGTCTTTAAGCTGTTTAATTTGATCAGCTAATTTTGCTTTTTGATCTCCTAATTTTTTATTCTGAGAATCGTCTGATTTTAATCCTTTTCGTTGATCTTCAATTTTATCTATTTGTTTTTGAAGCTTTTCAACTTCCTTTTCTATTTCCTTTGGATCTAAAGTCGCATCTTTAACCTTTTGCTGAGCTTTTTGTAATTCGCCATCCTCTCCGCCAGATTCTTTATTTTCTGCAGGTTTTTCACCCTCTTCATTTACTGATTCTTCCGTTGTTTCCTTTGCGTCTGTTTTCTGTGTAGTGTCTGCAGTTGTAGTGTCTGCAGTTGGAGTGTCTGCAGTTGGAGTTTCTTCAGTTGGAGTTTCTTCCTCCTCTTTTGGTGCTTGAGTAGGGTCTATTTCCCGTATCCCTGCATTAACATCTTTTAATTTCGTTTTAAGATCAGTAGTTTCTTTTTCTTTATCTGCGTCAAAGTTATCTAGCTCGGTTTTCTTTTCTGACTTTTTCGCTTCGATTTCTTTAGTCTTCTCTTCGACTTCTTCTTTACTTAATTCAGGTTCGAATTCTCGTAACTTATCTGCAAGATCTTTATCAACGGTTATCTTCTCTAATTTTTTATCTCTAACTGCTTCCCATGCCTTTCTAATTTTCTTTTTCTTAAACAAGAAACTTATATATGCAGCCAAAGAAGCAGCACCAGCGACTGCAGTGACACCGGCAGTTTGTATTCCTTTACTGATATCGTCATCCCAACCTTCTTCATTTAAGTAATTTTCATTAAGGGAAAGTGTTTGGTCAAAAGACTCAAATCTAGATTCTTCTACTAATCCAGAATTTATCATTAATTCTTTTAATAAGTTGTAGTGTGATTCGCATAGTCTAGCACTATTTTGATTGCTAATAAGCAATAAATATCTAACCATCTCATCGAATTCAGGATCTGTAACTTTTTGTAAATCTTCGTAGGTAGCTAATCTCCGAAGTCCTATAACCGTTTCATTTATACGATTGTATTCTTCTCTTGATAATAAGTTCATTTCTGCAGAATTTGTTTTATATTCTTATATATTCGTACAAAAAAACAAAAGGTCTCCCGAAGGAGACCTTTTGCGTATAATCTATGTGTTAGTTATGATTAAACTAATTGTCCAACCTCACTAGCGACACCGAATGTCAAGTACATAGTTTCAGGGTGGAATCCAGCCTCAACTAAAGCGTAACGAGATTTTACAGCGATTTTTGGCGCCATAGTTCCCTCAGCGATAGTTTGTACAGATTCAGCCATTAAGTAAGGCATGAATACAAGACCTGGAGAGTTTCCATCACCTTTTCTACCTACAGTTACTCGAGTATCACTCCAGCTCATGTAAGGATCAACATAAACCGCTAATCCAGCCAAAGTACCAATTGGGTACAAAGAACCAGTTTGTTGGTTAATGGTGTTAGCCATTGGAGCAGGAACGAATCCAGCAACATCTTGAAGAGCAGATCCAACTTGGCCGTTAGTCACTACGAAAGTAGCAGGACCACGACGTCCACGGATAGCGATCAAGTTAGCAACAGCCAAGACCTTAGACATGATTTTTCTCTGACGAGTGTGAAGGTTCTCAGCAGAAGATTGGTAAACTTCAGAAGCAGGAACTGAAGGATTGTATAATCCAGTAGTACCGAATACCGCAGCACCATCAGATCCTTTAGAATCTAAAGCAGCTAATCCAGGGATAGCAGAGTAGTTAGCGGCAGAAGTTGCACCAACTGCTAAGTTAAATTGAACACCTTGAGTTTTGTATACGTTACCGTGGTTAGTGTAACCAAGTCTACGTAATCTTTCAAGGATGTTTTTGTTGATGTCTTGAGTTAACTCGTTGATAAGTACTGATTCAACTTGTGCAACAGCATCGATACCGAATTGCTTCAAGTCTTGAACTTGCTCACGAGTTACTGCAGCAGCAACTTGGTAAGTTTTAGCCTCAACAGATTTGTTGAATAGGCTCAAGTTCATTACGTTATCTTGAGTAGACTCACCTTCTAATCTTGACATAGGCTCAGAAGAACCATCCCAGGTATTAGAAGAGAAACCGATTACGTGATCTTCAAGAGCTTTTACTAAAGCAGGAGCGCTAGATACAGTAGCTCCAGTAGCAACACCGCCAAGAGCGATAGTAGCACCAGTAGCGAAAGCAGAAGCAACAGTTTTACCAGATCCGAGAGAATCAACTTTCCAGATTTCGTATCCGTCAATTCTTGATTCACCTACGAAGGTAACAGTTGCATCAGCAGCACCTACCGAGTAAGTAGTACCAACAACGAATGCAGTACCAGGAGCGGTAGTATCAGCTTTGATGATAAGTGGCATATCAGGTGAAGTTCCAACACCAGATAAGAATCCACCAGTTTGTCCGACAGTAGGTACTTTACCTCCAGCGTACACAAAATCTAAGTAAGTCAAGATTCCCATAGGGCCGTTCATAGGAACAACCGGTACAAGATCAAGACCAACAGTTTGAGCCGCAACTTGCATTGCAAGTGGAAGAAGAGTGTAAGGCTTATCGCCAGAACCTGTAGTTTGAGTATCGAATGCAGTTTGAGCACCTGGGTTACCAGGGAATCTAACTGACCCCATACCATTTACAGAACCAACAGTTGCGTAAGAATTGTTCTCATACAACTCGTGGTTATGGCAATATTTTGACATCCACTCTAATTTACCTTTGTCTTCGATTCCGGTAGTAGACTCAATAATAGGAGCCCATTTACCGAAGATTTCAGATTCATTAATTAAGTTCATGATTGTCTTAATTTTTTTAGGGTTTATTTGTTAAAGCGTCGTTTAAGTCCTTCTGTAACAGTATCCATGTAAGTGTTTGGAGTTTCATACTTTGAATCGTCTTTCGATTCGTTCAAAGATTTTTCTTCAACCAATTGCTCAGATGGATTGTGTGAACGTAATTCTCTAGTTGCCCAGAAGTGATCGATCTTATACTGAGTATCGAGATTTCTCACAGATGCTTGAGCTTTAATCGCAGTTTGTTGAGATTCATTTAATGACTCCCACAAGCTTTGATATTTGCTCGGCATATTTTCTAGCCAATCTAAAGTCTTAACAGGCTCAGCGAATACTGACTCCCAAATAGATGATGCATCAGCAGATCCAAACCAAGATTTTGACTCATAAGCTCTAATAACTTGCGTTTTAGTCTCATCATCAAATCCTTTAAATTCGTTTCTACGTGATTCATTCAAGAAATTTAAGAAGTGAGTGTTAGCAGACGTTTCTTCCACTTTTTGCGTCTTAGCGGATTCGACTAACGCTTGAATTTTATTTGATAGTTCGTTTTTGAATGTTTCGTTTTCAGTTACAATTGTTTCTTCTACAGTAGTTTCTTCAGATTCATTAATAGGCTCTTTTGAAGTTACCTCAACCTCAGCCTCATTTAATGACTTAACAATATAATCAGTATATTTACCTAAGTTTTCTACGTTTTCTTTAATATACTCGCTATATGAAACCGCAGCATCGATACCTTCAACCAAGTAGTTTTGATAATCGATTACTTTGTCTACGTTTTCGTTAACATAATCTTGATATTCGAAGCGACTGTTTACATTTTCAACTACATGCTTAGAATACTCAATATTTTGATCGGTTTTAAGACCAACATATTCAGCATAATCTTTTACTCTAGTAAGATTTTCAATGATGTAATCGTTGTGTGAAATTAAATTGTCAACGTTTTCGCTCACCTTCTCAACGTAAGAAGATAATTCGTTAACTCTCTTAGCAACCGTTTCGGTATATTGAATTAAATCAGGAGTTTGGTTACCTTCCGTGATCTTTTCCATATCACCTTTAAGAGATTCAAATTGCTCTTTGATGATTTTTGAGTATTCGTTAAAATCCTCGACGGAAACGAAATTACCTTGTCCCTCATTAATGGTTTTCATATCTGTAGAATTTTCCATTGTTTCGAGTTCTTTTTGTATTTCTAAGTTGTTATTTTCTATATATCCTTGCAATTCAAAGATTTGTACATTATCGTCGTTCTCGAAACCATAAGCTTCATTAACTCTTTTGAGTTCGGCGTTTTCAAATCCAGGATCTGCCACTAAATCGTAAGTAAATAACTTCTTGATTTTAACGTGACCATTATTCTCAACCACACCAGCAGCTCTACTTGAAATATGAATAGGAATACCTCCATCAACAAGAGCTTTAGCTTGTTTTCCAGCCTCAGTATCAAGCAAACGGATTTTACCTTTTACTACCTTATTGGCTTTATCATAAGTGATTTCTTCTATTACGTGTGATACGTTTTTTAATGAGATGTCAAATTGCTTAGGGTGATCTAATTCACCAAGCAACTTGCCGTTTTTAATCTTCTCTTGAAGAGATTCAATGTGAGGAATTAATTCCTTTTCATCATAAATTCGGTTATTCTTATTCTTCTTACCGATTTCAGAAAAGGTACCTTCCAAAACATATTTTTCGTCGGCACTTGCTTCGAGGATCGATGTTGATCTTTCGAGTACCAATAATTTTGGTTGATCCATTGCTAATAGATTATTTTAACTTTTTATTATATATCTGTGTTCAGTTTTACAAATGACATTACATGCCATCCTCGTCTTGTGCCATTGCATCAAGTTCTTCTTGCTCTTTCTTCTTCATTTTTGCATTAGATCTAATATCCTCTTCACTAAGATCTAAGAAACGTCTAATTAAGAATTCAGATGAGAAGTATTTAATTTCGTTTCCATTTGGATCGTAATCAACAAGTCCATCCTTCATTGTGGTAATAAAGTCAATTCTCTTTTGTAATAACTCCATTTCCTTCATTTCTTCGAAGACATTATACTTGTTAAATTTAACACCAACCTGAGACTTAAACGAATCATCGTTCATTAAGTCAGGATAATCTAATGTCATTTGAATCCAAAGGGGTTTTACTACGATTTCTTGGAATACTGATCTTAAGCGATTAATAAATCTACCGAATTTAATTTCGTCTCTTGTAAGTCCTTCAGCATTGATTTCCCATGATGGCGGATTTTCAACATCGAATCGGTTCATAGGAATTTTAGAAACTCGGCGTAAATTTTCTTTGAAGTATTTTAATGAATCTGTATCTGAAAGATCAGGACCATCACCGCCGATTGTTTCGATTTGTGGAGAACCAGCGTCACCCTCAGGTAACCAATATTCTTTATTAAATGGCATCATCGGACGACCATTAGTTTTTAATTCACCACTATCATAATCAAAATCAACCTGTTCACGATAGTTTTGCATCAAAACACCGAGAGATTGTTTTGCTCTCGTTTTCGACTTACCACCGACAGGAATAATAAATTTAGTTTTGAACGATGAATTAACAACTGCCCAAATAATTCTAGAATGCTCCATGATACGAAGCAAGTTAAACGAACGAATAAGTCTCTCAACGTAAGATATTCGAGTTGGCGAATTCATGTTAGCATAGGAAATGTAAATGATCTGCGAATCATATAACATCCTTGCTTTTCCAGGAACATCCTTAAATTGTTTCCAAACTCTTTTACCTTGATCGTCGATTCCTGGTTCTAATGTGATCGGATCTAATTCCTTGAATCCGATAACGTTTCTCTGATCATTATCATATATTATCTCAAACGCTAGATAACCATCAACTAGCCATTTCCTAAAGTATGACCAAGCGGTGATATCGTTATTAAAACCAAAGTATTGATAAATTCTCTTGAAATTAATTGAAATGGCCCCTCGAATTTCTTCAACCTTTTCGGGTGCTAATAAATCATCATCAAATAAAAGGGGATCACAAAAATAATTCTTGCTATCATAAACAACACACTCATCACAAAGTGTATCTAAAATTTCTTCTATTTCATCTTGAACCGCGAATCTTCTAAGTTCTTCTCGCTTTTTTGGATATGACTTATCAAATATTGATATTGATTTTTTGAGTGCAATATCGGAAAGTGCAAGGTTTGCAAAAAGCGCATAATCATCATAATCACCACCAACTAAACCTCGTGGATCGTATGTCCAACCGAATTGATCCTCAACAATACCAACGGCTTGAGAATTACGAAGCACCATATCGTCGTACTTCATTCCAAAAGAACTGAGTTGTTTTAGGGCATTAGATGCAATAAACCTAGGTCCATTTGCACCATCACCTCTTTCTACAAATCCTGCCATTTCTTATTGTTTTTTATTAGTTTATATATTTACTTCTTTTTTCTCAACTTTTGGATGTATTGCTCATATAAAGTTTTAACATCGTTTTCTTGTATACCTTCATAATCATTCCAATTAATCATAACCGCCCTAATCCAATCTTCATAGCATACCACTGATACTTCTTGCATTCGATTATAGTAATATTGACGGACACAATGTCCTAATCCCCATTGACCTAAATTTCTTTCTAATAATCTAAAATCTATATCAACTTGATCTTGTTCGTTGGCTCTTCTCCATTTATTACCACTCGCTGCATTAATAATATCGCCTTCATATACTCGGAATATTTCGCCAACCATCCAATATCTAGCGACTTTAGGAAGGAAATTAATATTAATACCAACTTCTAATCCTTTTGCGTTTTGTCCTAATGATATAATCATTGGAGACTTATCAAAATAAGATAATCGATCTTTAGTAAGAGGATCATATCTAAAATGATATAATTTACCCCATGTCAAATTTTGGCCCGATACTGCTTCGACGTAAGTTGAATCTCTATCAACTAAGGTTTCATGAAACCAGTCATACGCATATTGGGCAGCCTTTTGACGACCGCCATATTTCTTTTCCCATAATTCAACATAGGCTTGAAAATTACGTTTTATCTCATCCAATTCCGGTAATTCTGCAAAAGCTTCTCCTCTAATAAAATCTGCCATATCTTATTATTTTTTGAAAAATGATTCAGTCACAACTAAAAACTTCCAACCCCTTTTATGACACCAATGCTCTGCGAATTGTATTTTACACATATTCGTTACATACATTTCGTATGCATATTTGTAATTTGCAACCGCCTTTTTTGTTTTTCTTTTTGGTGGTGTTGGTTTTTGTAATTGTGCTGATGGTTTAACTTCGATGAGATACTCGTCACCATTATCCAGTTTCATATAATAATCTGGGAAATATGAGTGTTCTCTCCCATCGAGACTATTTATGTATTTGATCTTTACTGGTTCAGATGACCATTGTAATATTTGTGGATTGGACTCACAATACATACAAAACTTTCGTTCCCATGAGGAACGATAAATTATTGGACCTTTGCCAATGTATTTCTGACATTCGTTAATCGGAAAATAACCTTGACTAAATCCTGAATTCTTCTTAGGTTTGTTGTTCTTAATATTCATAGAGAATAAATACCACCGTCATCAGAAGATCCTGTTAGACTTATGGTTCCAGAATATTTCTTTGGGTGTAATTTATTCCAGCCTTTAGCGTATCCTTTCTTTGCTATTTGTGTATAATATGCAAACGCATTATTAGACTTTTCTGGATTAAATCTATCCCAATACTTAAATAAATCTAATTGTGCGAATGCTAAACAATCTAATCTATCTTCTGGGTTTTTGTATTTAAGTTTTCGTATTGCTCTTTCGGATAATAAGATTAACATTTCAATCGCTTCGGGAGTTAGTTTTCCTTGCTCCTTAGATTTGATAATCTCAGCGACTAAATCTTTATTTCGTAAATATACTTTTGCCATTTTCTTCTTTTAATATTAGTTATATGCCGGCAATCTGTACAAGTTTCAAATGGAGCCCCGAAGGACTCCATTCAAAATATATAAGGGTTCAAGGTTGGTTTAGATTTCTACCGAAAGATATTTCTTCTGAACTTCAATAATTTCATTTGAAGGAAGAATAATACTGATCATATCTTTAGTACCAGCTTGTGTATATTGTCCAGCATTAACTTGAACCTTAGTTCCAGGTCCATAAGTCTTAACCTTCATTTTAATTTCACCGGGTACATAATCTGCATCAGAAGCTTCATGAACCTCAACATTCTTTGTTTTGAACATTGTATTCAATTTAGCTTTTTCAGCCTCAAGTGCATCGCTAAGAATTTTCTTAGCTTCTTTAATCTCATCCATTTCATCTAATCCTAATTCAGAAATTTTAGAGATTTCGTTTTTAATATAATCGATACGCTCGTAAATGTCGTTTTCTTCCTTTTTGCGAGCTTCTTCGATTTTTGCTTCGCCTTCAAGTAAATCCTTAACGCTGTTTGTAATATCATAATCAACGAATTCCATTACCAAGTTAATTGCGTCGGTAGTAGTTTCAGGCTTAACTAAAACGTTTTCGTTCATATATGAATTAATCTTGTTAACATAAACTCCATTATCAGTTTTGAATACGTTAACTTCAACACCTTCATAAACATTTGACTTAATAGTTTCTACAAAATCTAATTCGAACAATTTGTCAGCAGAATGTAAAGCATGCTCTAGAACTTTAATAGTTCCATATTCACCCGCTCTAAATTTACCGGTTGCCATCAATGCAGATGATAAATGATTTTCATCGATTTTAGCACCGTCTAATTTAACTTCTTTGGAGATGGTTCCATCTTCGTTTTCGTTGACTATAATATCTACGATACCATTATTCATTTTCATTCTCAAGCCTTCCTCTGTGAAAGTAAAGTTTTCAGCCAAAGAAACTAAAGAGGCAAACTCATTAGTAAGTTCTTCTTTACTAGCAACTCTGATTTCACCACTTTCGTTCATCGCATAAGCACGATTTCCAACAGCAAAAATAAATTCACCAGATTCGTTTTCAACGATAGGAGAAACAGGACGCTTATTTGTAAATCTATGATCAGTAGTTGTATTAACTCCATTCACAGTTTCAACCAAAGCAATTAATTCCTTAACACCAGGTACCCAAGAGTGAGTAGACATTTTGTTAGGAAGTCTTTTTCTCAATTCACCTTCAGAAAGATCTTTCATTTCTTCTAATGTGTTGATAGCAGCTGAATAAGTTCCTTTATTTCTATCTTTGTGTAAGTATTCTAAGGTGTTTAACACACCAAAAGAAACCTCGTTTTCTAAAACGAAATTTCTTGATTCTGCGATAAATGAATCGACTTGAGATAGCCAGTCGTATTGCTTCATTTCTGAAACACAGTCGGCTAAAATTGAATAGTCAGATCTAAGATCTAATTGACCGATATACTTTTCAACGATAGATTTAGAAGAACCATTGCGCTCATCTAAAGACTCGTATAAGTTTTCTAGTCTAGATCTCAAATTGAGATTTTCTAAAACTTGTGACATTTTGTTCTGTTTTTTTTATTAGCAAATTTAATTATATATCTTCAGTCTTTTTCAAGATATTAAGCGTATTTCTTCTGTAAAAGCTTTTTCGCAAGCTCTAAATTAGCTTTATCTTTAGGACTCAAAAGTTTTCCGGCTCTATTGATGTAAAACATTAATCTACTCATAGCTTGATCTAAATCTTCGCTATCTTTATGTAGAACATCTGCAATCTTAGCAGCAGGTTCTGTAAATAATCCTGCAGGTGGAGTCCATTTAGGTTTAACATCAGCACTCCATTTATCATCAGCCTCTTCTACTTTAGATTCATCAGCAGGTTCTTCAACCTCGATCTCATCACCAGTTTCCTCATCTTCAATATCTTCTTTATCGGTTTCTTCTTTGCCATCGGCATCTAATTCAACCTCTTTAGCTTCACCCATTAAGATATCCTTGATTTTATCAAGTTTTTCTTTATCTTTCTTAGCGGAAGCAACGGCCTTTTCTAAATCACTCCCATCTTCTTCCTTTTCATCAGATTCAGGGGCCTCATCATCAGGACCTTGAAATTCATCTTCGTCACCATCGGCAAGATCATCGATCATATCATCAATATCTTCACCATCGCCTTCAACTTGAAGCGTTTCTTTATTAAGTTTCTCATCGACTTTTTCTTTATCTTCTTCGTCGATTTGATCGCTACCAGCAAGACCTAAAAGGAATGCAGCGGCTGCATCTTCAAAAGTTTTCTTTTTAGCTTCATTAACAGATTCGCCTAATGCATCTAAAAAGTCTGATTCAATTTCCTCTCCATATCTGTCGTCATAAATAACTTTTAAATCATCTACAGTGACCTTACCTTTGTAATTAGATTTGATATCGTCTATTATATCTACTCTATCTCCTTTCATAATATCTTCACCAAAGGCGTCTTTGTAAGCGGATATAATATCTTTTATCGTGTATTTTTTAGCTTCATTAACTTCTGATTCGTAAACTACAGCCCCATCAGGCATATAAGAATAAACCGCATAGGCAGGAGCACCGCCTCTTCCGACCGTTCCAA